GATTCGACGTTGTCATAGGCACTCTCCTGTGTTGAAGGATCAGCCGAGCGAGGCGAGCAGCGCTCGAAAGGCCTGGTCGGGGGCCATGACGGCATCGGCGAGGCCAAGCTCCACCCCGCGCGCCCCCTGCGCGGTCCCGCCCTTGAGCGCCCGAACCGACGCTTGTGTCATCCCGCGATTGCGCGCGACGGTCGCGACAAAGATGTCGTTGATCGCGTTCACTTCCGCCTGGATGCGGCTCAATGCGCCGTCCGACAGTGGTTCCACCGGGTTGCGCTCCATCTTGCGGTCGTCGGAGCGGATAATCGTCACGGTGATTCCGGCCTTGTCGAGCGAGCGCGACAGGTCCGTATGCATCGAGATGACGCCGATGGAGCCCGTGCCGCCTGTGCGCGGCACCGTGATGCGGTCGGCAGCCGAGGCGATCGCATAGGCTGCCGAATAGGCGCCTTCGCTGAGCACGGCCCAGATCGGCTTGGTGCCGCGCAATGAATACACGGTATCGGCAAGGTCGAAGCAGCCCTGCACCTCGCCGCCCGGACTGTCGATGTCCAGCATCACCGCCCGCACGGCGGCGCTCGATACCGCGCTCAGCAGGTTGTGCCGGATGCCGTCGTAGCCGGTCATGCCGGAATAGGGCCGCATGGTTCCGAGCTTCGCCACCAGCGTCCCCGTCACGGGAACGATGGCCACGCCCATCGCCAGCTCATAGCCCACGTCACGATCGTCCTGCCGACCGCCGGGACCGATCGCCGCGCGCATCCGGGCCTCGCCGAGGTCGACCTGGATCCCCGCGCTGAACAGCCGCGTGATGCCCAGCCGGTCGGCAAGCCCGGCCATGACGATCTCGGCCTTGTCCTCCGTAATCGCGAGCGGGCTGTTGAACAGCCGCTGCGCCAGGAACGGAAAGCGGTCGACGCTCATTGCGGCCGCGGCTTGGTGTCGGTCAGGTTCGCGGGCACGTCATGCGCCCAACCCGGCAGCTGCAGGCCAAGCTCCTTGAACTTCTTGATCGCGGCCGCGCGCTTTTCGACCTGGTCTTCCCAGTCGTAGCCCTGATCGGCCGACTCATCCTGCAGCGTGCTGATGCCGCAATCCATCCGGAGCACGGAGGCTTGCGCTTCCTTAAGCGGATCGACCCAGCCGGCGCCGGGACCGCGCCAGGTGCAGGCGCTGTAGGCCTGGCGCATGAACCGGAATTCCGGCGCATCGGCGGGCAGCGGGAGCAACCCAAGTTCGATCCATTCTTCCAACACGGAGGCGTAGATCGGCGTGCAGAAGTTCATGCCGAACTCGATCCGGCGCCGGCGGATCATCTTGCTCTGGTCGAGCCTGGCGGACCGCGCCGAGCTGTAGTTCGTGCGGCTATAGTCCCGAGAAACCGCTTCATAGGTCTGCCCGGTCGCAGCCGCCATGTTGCGCAGAAGCCGCGCGCTGAGCTCGTTGTCCGTCTCGCGCGGTGCCGAGATCATGTTCATCTTCTCGCCGCTCATCAGCGTCGGGATCGTCACGCCTTCAAGCTTGATCGGTCGTTCCTTGTGCCACCAGGCGCGCAGTTGCTGGAACATGGAAAGCTCGGCCATGCGCGGATCGCCACCCGCCAGCTCGGCCTGCAACGCGCTCTGCGCGTCCTGCGGATCATAGGGGCTCTCCAGGACGGCCGCGAAGATCGCGTTGACGATCGCCGCCTGCAGGTCGACCTGGTCTTTCTTCGCCGCCATCTTGATCCGCTGCACGACGGGCACGTAGATGCCGCCACCGCCGCGATGCTGCCCGGGCCGCTGGGTATCGAAGTCATGCACGATGACGGGCCGGCCTTCGCTGGTTTCTCGGGGGATGCGGTCCCAGGTCACCGTATCGCCGCCGACATACCAGTCGGACTGGTGCGCGCGACGGATGTAGTAGGCGATCGGCGCGCCCATTTTATCGATCTCGACGCCGCCGCGCACATAGCGGAGGTCAAAACGCTGATTCGGGTTGCTCAGCCGGTCGGGATCGATCAGCTGCACATAGGTCGCATAGGCGCCTTTGCCGCGGCGTGCGGGATCGTAGCCCACCTGCGCGACGGCATCGCCCTCGGTCAGCTTGTTCGAAAAGGCGACCCGCAGCAGCTGCGGCATCAAGAGCGAGCGGCTGCCGTCACACCACTTCCCGACATCGAGCGACCATCCGCGCCACAGCGCGTCAGCCGTCTTGGCGAACTCGTCGGCCCACACTGCGTCGAAAGACGGGCTGTAGAGCGCCAACTGGCGCCAATCCGGCCGAGGGATGACGCGGAAGTCGCCTCCGACGACCTCATCGAGCATCGACTGCAGTGCACCGCTGACCCAGCCGTCGTTGCGGACCATGTCCCGGATGCGGGCGACGATCCGGTCCCGCCACGGGTTGATTTCGACATCCGGGCTGCCCAGCCACGGCCACCAATCCGCGACATCCTGACCGGACCAGCTGGCCGCGTCGTAGGGGATGCGGTCCCGGCCATGCAGCGCCATCTGCTTCGGCGCCGGCGCGACCGAGGGCGGGGCCTTGGCGGGCGCCACAAGGCTGCGGATGGTCGAGAGAACGCCCATCAGAAGATCACCCGCGCAGCGCGGCGCCGGGCGTGACGCATCCCGATCGACTCCTGCATCTCGCGGATGTGGTTCCGCAGCTGGGATTCGTTGACGATCGTATAGCTCACCATCTTCTGCCCATCGCCGGAGGAGTAGCTGAGAGTCTTCGGCTTGCCGCCTGTCAGAAGCTGCATCAATGCGGTTTGAGCCAGAACGATCGCGGCCTGAACCTGCGCCAAGGTCATGCCCGCATAGGGCCCGCTGCGCGGGTCATGCAGCGGTTCCTGGTAGCCGGACATCAGGCCATCCTCTGAAAGCGCGACACCGGTGCCGAGGCCGCGCGTGTGACAATTGCCCCGGGTATGCGCCCCGGCGGGGGAGCTGCTACCGGCGTTGTGGTCAGGCGAGGCTCCACGCGGCCCTGAGGCGGCTGCGCGGCCGCCGAGGGCGTATTTCCCTCGACCATGGCGTTCCGGTCCCAGGGCGCGGCCCAGGCGGGCGGGGAGTCCCATCGGATGTGCCGCAGTCCGTGCAACTCGGCGAGCGCATGTGTCCCGACCATGAGGTCGATCGGCTCGTTGCGAGGCCCGGTCGGCTTCTTTTCCCAGGTGCCGTTCGGCCGCCGCTGCTCGGCGGTCAGGCCCTCGAACCACGCGTGCGGGGGCGCCGGGCTCTTGAGAGCGGCGGGCATGTGGACCGACCATCGCCCGTCCACCGTCTCCAGCTGGCCCGCCAGATCATCCTTGTAGGCATTCGGCGCGTAGATCATCAGCGGGACCAGGCCGCCGGCCGAGGCCGTGCGATCCTTCCTGCCGCCTTCCGGGTAGACCACGCTCAGCCGGCCCGCATTGACGCCGCTGGCGCCCTTGGCGGGCAGCAGCGACCAGGTCTCCAAACCATAGAGCGTGCCGTAGTTCCGGGTAGCGCCACGGCTCTTCCAGCGGCGCCAGGCGTCATAGGCTTGGTTCGTCACGCCGGGCACGCCGCCGCTGTCATAGGCCACAGCGCGCACCCGCATGCGGCGGCCGGAGCCATCCGCAAGCGGAATCGGCTCGAACGCCGCTTCGATCGCCGCGTCCCAATCCTGCGGGCTGATCGCCGGCGCACCGCCGAGCTGCCGATAGTCGATAACCCAGCTCTCGCCGTACTCACCCCAGCCGCGCCGCAGCAGCTCGAAGCGGTTGCCCTGCACGTCGATAAACGCGTCGATGAAGCGCACGCCTGCCGGCACCCGGCCGAGCACAAGGAGCTCCTCTGCCCGTTCCAGCAGGGTCGCGGCATCGATCGACCCGATTCGCCTCGGCGGGTCGTAGGGCAGGCCGAGGCTCTTTACCGTGAAAGACCGTAGGCCGCCGTCCTCGCCCGTCGTCTCGGCGTGCCGCTGCGCCCGCACCAGGTTGCGCGCGAGTGAGCCGATGCCGCCGATGATGAACGGCGACATCAGGCCTGTGATCCAGAATCCGGCCGTGTCGCGCCGCACCTTTTCGCCGGTCACCGTGCCGTCGGACGCGATCGTCTCGCCAAGCCCGACCCAGAGGCCGTCCCGGTCCATCAGGCGCCGCTGATGGTCCTCCAGCGCCGCGCCGCAGCTCGGGCAGATCAGCCGTGCCTTCTCCTCGATCTCCTCGAGCGGCGCGTCCGCCGGATAGTCCAGGCGCATCACGCGGGCGCCCATCGGATTCGGCGCCGAGAAGTCGTTGCAGACCGGGCAGGGCCAGTAGCGGATGCGGCGATCGCTGTCGGCATAGGCTTTCATGATGCCGGCGCGCCACATCTTCGGATCGAGGCCGTCGGCGCGATCCGGATGGCTCGTTGCGAGCAGCATCGACTCCCGCCCGTAGCTCTGACGCCGCACATTCGCGAGTTCCAGCGCGTCGCCAAGGCTCTCGGCGTAAGCATCCGGCTCATCCACGATGATCCGCGGCGCGCTCTTGCTGATCATGTTGCTGTAGCTGGCCGCCAGAAACTCCACCCACATCCCGCGAAATCGCTTGAAGTGCAGGCTGCGGTCGACCGGGAGACGCCCCAGCCGGTCCCTCATCACGTCGTGCATGTCGATCATCGGGTTGATCTCACGCTTGACGTAGCTCTCGATCGCGTCGTCGGTCTGCATATACACGAGGAAGTCGGCCGGATCGGTGCCGACCGACTGCAGCATCCAGTTCTGACCGATCGCCGTCTTGCCCGACCGGGCAGGCCCCACGACTACTTCGGTCAGGAAGTCGCGGCTGTTCAGCGTCTCCATCGGCTCGATCAGGAACGGGGCCTGGTTGTGGTCCCAGCGGCCGACGAAGCCGCCCCCACGGTTGTCGAGCCAGCGATGTTCCGCGGCATAGTCGGCGACGTTGATGCGCTCCGGCGGCACATAGGCCGGCAACTCATCCTGGAAGATGCTCCAGGCATCGGCGAAGGGCGCGTCAAACGAGGGCAAGCTGCCCGTCCCCGGCCGCGGCCGCTTCTTGCAGCTCGGCGACCGATGCCCGCTGGACCTCGGCCAGGCGTTCCTCGACCTTCGTCATGTAGCTGTCCGGCCAGTTATGCTCCCGTCCGAGCTGCCGGACGAAGGCCACGGTGCCCCTGTTGAGCCGCGTGAGGCCTGAGCGGAGCGCCTGGCGCACGTCTTCTGCGGAAACCAGCGTGCCGGCCGCCACGGCCTCCTCACGCTGGATTTTGCGCAGGCGCCAGGCATCGATCTCATCCTTGACCGTGGATTTGGGCAGGTTCTCTCGCGGCAGCAGCTCCATGGGCAGCTGGAGCTGCGCCAAAGCCTCGTCGCGGGCGCCTTCGCGGGCGGCTTCCTCGGCCTTCCGTTCAGACAGGAACTCAAAAACATCTTCCGCTGCGAATCGATAGTTCCGACCGTTCGTGCCACGGTCCCGCACCGGAAACTCCGGGTAGCGATCCATCCAGGCGGTGAGCGTCGGCAGGGAGATGCCAAGCTTCTTCGCCATCTCGGCCTTGTTGACCAGCGGCGCCGTCAATCCGGTGTTGCCTGCGTCAGACATCAACAACAACAACAAAAACCTTGAAATTGTTCACTAAAACAGTCTCCGTGCCCGCGGTGCGAATTACCCGTGGGCCATTTCCAGACCCAGGAAGGACCCGCGCCAGACGCATAGCTGGATGGACCACCGGGCCGGGCTCTCCGAGCGGCCGCCGCGATCGGGATTGCTCATCTCGCGGTGCTGCGCGCCATCTCGATAGCAGCAGCCATCTCACGACCGAACGACGCCTCGACAGTCGCCAGCACGAGATCATCGAAGAGGAGGCGCGGCGCGTAGACAGGCACGCGATCCGTGAACCACAAGATCGGCTCAACATCACCTTTGCCCAGCAGCTGCATGATCGCCTTGGCGCGGCCATCCGCGTCACGCCAAACGAAGAAGTCCGTTCCGGTCCGCTTGCTCACCACGAGCTTCTTCCGCAGCAGCCTGCGCCGCATGGTGTCCGACGCATTCGCCCGATATCCCTGCTCGCCAAACGCAGCGATCCGCGACAGCGCTTGACTGATCAGGCCGCTTGGCACGTTGCCGTAAGCGTCCAGCGTCGTTTCGGTGCCTTCACCCGGCGTCCAGAACTGATCTGGCTGCATCACACCAGCTCGGATCAACGCGTTCTCGCTGCGCTTATGCGCGCGATTGCCGCCCATGATCTCGGCCGACAGCCAGTTCTGCGGCGCTGGACCTTTGCCGGTGAAGTCTTTTACCAGGACCGTGGCTTCAAGCTTCGATTTGGTCGCCGGCACGACGCGCAGCGCATTCAGCGTGCTCGGCGTCGGCCGATCGAAGATATGCGGCATCTTGTCGACGATCGCCTTTTGCGCCGCCTGCGCGCTATGCGTCAGAGCGACAGCGCCTGCAAAGCGAAGCTGCTTTTCCACGTCGCCGCGGAAAGCATCAGAGAATTTCGCCAGATCGCCGGTCAGGTTGACCTTGAACGGCGCCGGCATAGGCTAAGCCGCCGCAGCAGCGGCTTCCTTGTCGAAGGTCAGCGTGTAGACATCGCCGATGACGAAGTAGTCGAAAGCCGACTCATTGGTGATCGTCATGCTCAAATTGCCGGCGGGGGTATATTCCCAGAAGCTGGCATTATCGGGATTCGGATCGATGTCCGAGGTGCAAGCCCAAAGGCCGACCACGACGGAGCCCTGATATTCTTCTTTCGTCAGGCACTTGAACTTGGCAAGGACGGACATTTTCAACCTCCAAACAGAAACGC